GTTGCTACTCCTGGTATCTTTGACCTAGACGTTGACTCCAACGGTCGTTGGCTCGCTGAGAAATGGAAGGGACTAGTATTCCAGATGGAGCGCGATGCTAACGCTATCGCTCAACAAACTCGTAGAGGAAAGGGTAACTTCATCATCACCTCTGCTGACGTTGCTTCTGCTCTAGCAATGATGGATGTCATTGACTACAGCTCCAACATCGGACAGTCCAACACCATTGGTGAAGTTGATGACACCGGTAACCTACTAGTAGGAACCATGAACGGTCGCATCAAGGTCTATGTTGATCCTTATTCTGCTAACGTTTCTAACACCCACTACTATGTAATGGGTTATAAGGGAACCAACCCATATGACGCAGGTCTATTCTACTGCCCATATGTTCCCCTCCAGCAACTACGCAGCATCGATCCTAACACCTTCCAGCCCAAGATTGCGTTCAAGACCCGCTACGGCATGGTCAGCAACCCATTCGTTGAGCGTTCTGCAGGTGTTCCCGATCAGGACAACCTTACTGCAGGTATCAACCAGTATTACAGAAGAGTTCGTATCGAGAACCTTATGTGATCTGTATTCACAAACCGACACAGGACTCCCTCAGGGGGGTCCTTTTTTTATACATAGTTGTAATTGCTTAAGTGCTTGTGCCTAGAAATACTATGACTAGAGACGAGATTAAAAATTTTGTTTTAAAATGTAAGAATGAACTTTATAATGGAACGCATACAAATAAAGGTGGTGAGTGGCACGACGGAGCACACTACGAATTAAACAGAATTCTTGACAAAATAGACGAGTATGCAAGATAAGGATCTTCTAGAGTTGTTGGAGAGAGTCAATAAATATAGAATGGATATCCTATTTGAAGAACCCTGCCCTTTGTATGAGGTGGAAGACTACTTATGGGAGGATTATTATAGGGAAAAATAATGGCAGACTGGTATAACGAACAACCAAAAAACAGAAATTTTTTATCTCCACAAGGATTTAAAATGGAGTTTGAAATTTTTCCTAATACGGAGTTCTTTTGCCAAGCAATTAATTTTCCCGACATCTCAGTTCCATTTACTGATGTGCCAACTAGGTTTAGATCTTTCCCTGTTATTGGTGGAGGTGGTGTAAGTTATGGAGATCTTCAAGCATCTTTTATTATTGATGAAGACATGCATAATTATGCTGAGATATTTAATTGGATTCGCAAAAACGGACAGTCTGAAAATCAAGACTTGCTTGAGTTATCCAACGCACAATTAACAATTCTTACATCTAATTTTAATCCAAACCTTGTAGCAGACTTCCAATACCTATTCCCATATTCCTTGTCTCAAATTCAATTTGATGCTACAATAGGGGAAGAGAGTGTTGTTACAGCACAGGCATCATTCAAATATGCCCAAATGAGTTTCCGTGATAATAGCTTTAAAGTGTATGACCCGAATTGAAAAACTTGCTAAATTATTTGACCATATAAAAGAGGAATGGAAGAAGGATAGTCAGATTGATTTTGAAATTAAAGATGGTGTATACGCTGAGAACCTAAGTGTTATCTCGTTAGACACCCCCTTTCAACACAATAAATACTTAAACCATCATAGCGATCTTTCATTGATGAAAGTGTCGCTGGAGTTTGAATTTAGAAAACTCATCAGAGAGAAGCGAGAGTATTACGGAGGGGAGGCAGACGCAAAAGTATATGCTGAGAAACCATTTGGTGCCAGCATTAAGACTTCTGAAAAGATGAGGGTATATCTAGATTCGGATGAAGATATTCTAGACATAGAAAGCAGAATTAAGTTAATCGATGTGATGCTTAATTATCTTGATAATGTAATGAAGATGATCACCCAGCGAAACTACCTGGTAAAGAACGCAATTGAATGGGAGAAATTTACTAATGGGTTATAATGTCTGTCATCACCATTCAGAAAAAGAACGAGGTTTACTTCAAAGTAATAGGTGAACCACACGTCCATCAGGAACTATCAGACTACTTTACATTTGAACTTCCTGAGGCAAAGTTTCTAAGACGCAATCCTAGGTATCGACACTGGGATGGAACTATCCGCCTGTACTCCCCCGGTACAGGTGAAATATATTGTGGTCTCTTATCTCAAATACAAGACTTTGCTGAGAAGAGGTCATACGATATTGAGTATGTTGGCAATAAATATTACGGCGATGTAGTAGAGACGAACGATGCTACTGCTCGCGGTATCAAAGGATTTATGAAAGATATCTCTAAGGTCAAACCTAGAGATTATCAGTATGACACAGTGTATAAAGCTATCAAGAACAATCGCGGTCTGTTTGTATCTCCAACAGGTTCCGGTAAGTCTCTGATGATTTATTCTCTTGTGCGTTGGTATTATGAAAGTGGTTCTAAGATTCTAATTATTGTGCCTACCACATCTCTTGTAGAGCAGATGGTGAAGGACTTCAAAGATTATGGTTGGAATGCTGACGACCATATGCATCAGATTTATTCTGGTAAGGACAAGAATACAAAGAAAGATATTATTATTTCTACTTGGCAATCACTCTACAAGTTTCCAAAACTATACTTTGATGACTTTGATTGTGTAATTGGTGATGAGGCGCACCTCTTTAAGGCAAAGTCTCTCACTGGTCTGATGACTAAACTACACAATGCTAAGTATCGTTTTGGATTTACTGGAACACTAGATGGTAGTAAGACACACAAGTGGGTTCTAGAAGGATTGTTCGGACACTGTGAGAAAGTAACTCGCACTGATGATCTAATTCAAAAAGGATATCTATCTAACCTCAGAATTAAATGTCTAGTTCTCCGTCATGAGTATCAATACTTTAATGACTATCATGAAGAGATGGAATACATTGTTACTCATAGACAGAGAAACAATCTTATTAAAAATTTAGTTAAAGATCTAGATGGTAATACCCTTGTGCTATTTAACTATGTGGAGAAGCACGGAGAACCATTATACGAAATGATAAATAATAGTGTAGACCCTGAGCGCAAAGTATTCTTTGTATCTGGTGCTACTGATACTGAAGACAGAGAAGAGGTTAGGGAAATTGCAGAGAAAGAAGACAATGCCGTTATCGTTGCTTCTTATGGAACATTCTCTACTGGCATTAACATCAAGAGACTACATAATATCATCTTCGCCAGTCCTTCCAAGTCCAGGGTTAGAAATTTACAATCAATTGGTCGAGTCCTTAGAAAAGGCGACGGCAAAGCGATAGCAACACTATATGATATATCTGATAATATCTCTACTAAAGGCAGAGAAAATTATACACTTCGTCATCTCTACGAACGTTTAAAGATCTATCAAGAGGAGAACTTTAACTATGAAATCATTAAGATTAAATTGACATAATGGAAGAACCATTTTACGCAGTTATAAAACTGAAAACAGGGGAAGAGTTAGTAGCTCAAGTTTCTTATGCTACTGAAGATGGACTACTAACTCTTCAAGACCCTATGGTTGTTGAACCTATGCAGCAAAAGAAAGGTCGCCAGAACATAGAAGGATTTGTATTGAGAGATTGGATCTATGCTTCTTATGATGACTTTTTCTTTATTAGTCTAGAAGATGTATTAACTATGTCTGAACTAGACGAGAACATAAAAAACTTTTACATTAACACTGTAGAAAATAAATTAGCACCCACCAATATACCTGACAATACAAAAATTGATATGGGAACTTATGGCGAGAGTGGTGCCCGCCAACCTTTACCAGACTTAAGCGACAAAGGTTATCTAGGTTCAGTACAAGCAATGAAACAACTACTAGAAGAACTCTATAAGAAGTCCTAGCTTTAAAGCTTATAGTTCTTTATCTCTCGGACATACTTATTCTAGTGTAGTTTCTGAGGTTTGTCAAGCCCCTTGACAGATGGATTACGTTCTGTTATAGTATAGAGACAATCAGCATACCAGAAATGGCACATGGCAAAAGCAAAAAGCAAAGAGTATTACGTCAATAATAAAGAGTTTCTTGAAGCTCTAATCGTATATAAAAATAAAGTTCAAGAGGCAGAGGAGCAAGGTAAACCAAAACCTCGTATCCCAAATTATATTGGCGAATGTTTTTTGAAAATTGCCACACACCTTTCATATAAACCTAACTTCGTGAACTATATGTTCAGAGAAGATATGATTTCTGATGGTATTGAAAACTGCGTACAATACATTCATAATTTTAATCCAGAGAAATCGAAGAACCCATTCGCTTATTTTACTCAGATTATTTGGTATGCTTTTCTGAGACGCATCTCTAAAGAAAAGAAACAACTTGATATTAAAACTAAAATTGTAGAGAAAAGTGGTTACGAACACTTAATGCATACAGATAATTATGGTAGTGACATGGCAGGCATGAATCATAGTTATTCAGACATGACATCTATCAAAGAAAACATTGAAGTTAGAATGGAAAACCGATGACGATTGCACTTATCACAGATCAACACTTGGATGGACGTAAAGGTTCTGGTGTGTTTTGGAACTACTTTGAAAAATTTTACGAGAATGTATTCTTTCCATACCTAAAAAAGAACAACATCACCACAGTGATTGATCTAGGTGATACGTTTGACAATCGTAAATCAGTAGATTTTAATGTTCTACAGCGCGTCAAGAAAAAATATTTCGATGTGCTACAAGATATGGGTATCGAACTACATATGATACTGGGAAACCACGATACCTATTACAAGAACACGAATGAAGTTAATTCTCCAGATTTGCTTCTATGTGATTATAATAACATTATTGTATATAATGAACCTACCACAGTAATTATAGAAGACACACCCATTGCTCTTCTCCCCTGGATTAACGCAGGTAATCTCAATCAGACTATGGAGTTTATTGATGAGACACCTGCTAAGGTTG